ACGGGTTGCACCCGCGAATACCTGTCCACCAATTAGGTTTACAGGCTTTAGACCGTAAGGGGCCGAGACTGTAGGATAAGCCATTTTAAAGCTCCAAAAAGATTAAGTGCCTTTGCCAAAGCTAGTCGAAGATTTACCCTCTTTGAAGATGGGCATCCGCGAGTCACTCTGACGCATTAAATTGTTATCCACAGCCCGTGTTTGCGCATCTGTTTGCTTTTGGAAATGTGCATTTCTTTGAGCAACAAATTCTGTTGGGGTCTTGCAAAGTAACAATCCGCCGATTTCAACGTTGTCTTTGTATCGACTATTTGGATCGACTAGCAGTTTGAATTTGGGTTGCTCTTCAATACGAACAGGTTCCCAACCTTCACGGATTTTGGCCGAAAAGTTACGCGGGTCTGCTTGATTCAAGTTTGCAACACGAATCCATCGGTAATTGAAACCAGCCTCTTTGTCAGGCTCAGGGAGTAATTCAGCTTGCATCCACTGCTGAGGGCGCTCGTAGAATTCTCGGGTATCAATTTCACGGGGTGTTCGGGTATTAGCCATTTTGGTTCTCCAGTTTTCTCATTTCAATTGCGTATTGTTCAGGTGTTATGTTCAACTTTTTTGCTAAGTTGATCTGGCTGGTCTTCAACCTCACTTTGTTTGAAGCTGTTGATCTCATCGCCGGTGCAACCACACTAGGTGATTTTCTTGCCTGAACCTCCGTCCTTGATTGTTCAACTGACTCCCCAAAAACTTCAGGGAAACGTTTCCGCATTGTTTTGTCCAATGCCGAATAGTACTCCGCAGAACCAACCTCCACTCCATTGTCTCTAAGTTCTTCGTGAAGACCAAGAGCAAATGCACTCATTCCTTTATTTGTGCCAAACCAAGGGTTGCGCTTTTGCCACGCTTTTGCCGTTGGATCTGGCTCAGGAATATCTTGCACTTGAGCGGGTTGATACTGCTCAGGAGCAGTTTGTACCTCATTTTGTTGCTCTTGTAAAGCAGGCATCTTGAAGCTTTTGGCCTGCATAAGGCGCATATTGGCCTCTTGCATGGCTTGTTGGGCATCCATTTGCTTGTCCACATCGCCTGATTCATAGGCTTCGCGGTAGGATTTTTTAGCCATTTCAAGCTGTAAAGATGCCGTATTTTGGATGGATTGGACGTATTCCTTCTCGCCGGCCTGCAAAACACCGCGGATTTTCTTGTTTTCATCCATTAAACGCCGGGCTAGAGTTACAGCTTCATGTTGTTCCCGTAGGGCAGACTCCTTTTCCCTGCGTTCATCGTGGTAAACCTTCCGCATTTGCAGAATTTTTGCCTTGACATCATCGTCATAAGACTCTAATTCGTCTTTTTCCAGCTTTTCAACGATCTCCTTGGGCATCGGCTTGCGATTTCTGTCCTCTGGAGGGGTATCGTCTTCAATTTCTATCTCAATATCAGTCGATTCTTCCTCATTCTTAGGCTGATTTTGATCAACCTCGTCAGGGAATTTGTATTCGGTTTTGTCCATTTTGTGGGACTCCTATTAGTTAGCGCGTTTGATGCCGCGGGGATCTTCAACTACAGCTTCTACAGAATCATCGTTGATCATGCGGAATTCTCTACCGTGAATAAGCAATCTGGTGCCCGCGTGTGGACGGACAATCACAAAATCACCTTGTTTGCACCATGCACCGCTTGGAAAACGAGTTGCATCCTTATAGCAATCGGGTCCAACCTCTACTACAAATAGAACTGTTGCCAGTTTTTCTTCATAGTTGACTGTTTCCCCTGCTTTAATGATGCCGCTGTCGTACTCTTTGTCCACTTCTGGGATGGCACAAAGGATTCGATAGCCAGATGGCTTTGGTAGTTGAGTTGCTTTTTCTTCTGCTGTGGCCTCGTATTGATAAGAACCAACAACTTCAGGGCGATTGGGGTTTGAGCCAATCAAAATTTCATTCATCCATTCTCTCCAAGGTTTGCTTCAGGTCTAATGTGTATCCCCTCGCGGTCAGCAGACCCTTAATCTCACCGCAAAGTCTCTTGTATTCCTCAAATGTTTCGGCTCTTCCTTCTGACAGAAAATCCTTCAGTTGAGAAACTTTATCGTCTGTTTGTTTAACGATTACATCAAGCGCATCCATTAATCACCTTTTTGTTTGGTTTGTGTGTATGCTGTTTTTAATCCATCGGCCATCAAATCTTTTTGATGTTTTTCACGGTCATATTTGTTTTTGGCTGCTTTTTCAATGGCGCTAATTCCCGTCTTGACCATTTCAATTTTTCGATCATTTTGCATCTGGGCCGCGGCTTTTAATGCGTCCATGTTGATGCGCTTATCATCAGTTGCTTTTTGCGTTTGTATCCGCTGAGATTCAATCTGCTGCTGGCTTTGCTTGAGTTGAATGTCCGCCGCATCCTTAGCCGCTTTGCGTTGTTGCTCAGCTTGCTTGATCTGCAACTCTTGTTGTTGCATTTGGACAATAGGATCTTGAGCTTGCTGTTGAGCTTGTTGCTGTGCAACCTGGGATTGGTTCTGAGCCAATAAACGTTGAGCCGCTTGTGCCAGCATTGGAGCTAGTCGAGCCTCAACTTCTGGTGCCATATGAATTTCTTCACCAGATTCATCCATCTGCGGCGGCAAACTCATGCCAAGTTGCAATTCAATCTGTTTCCTGTATTCAAATCCCAAGTGTTCATTGATGTGACTCATCATTGCGGCCTGCAATTGAGGTGCAATAGGATTACCCTGTAGCAACTGCATGATTTTTGGATCTTGCATAGCCGACATATGAACCGTAATGTGCGCCTGATGATCTTGATACATGAATGCCTTAACGGGCTTCATCATCAACATGTTTTGATTCTCACTTACAGGATCTTCTGGCTTGCGATCATCATCCATTGGAATAAGTTTTTGAGCATTCTTAATGCCCATCACTTCCAACATCTGACGATGCAACAGTGGCATGTTGTACATCTGTGGCGCGCCTTGAGCCAACTGCAACACAGCTTGATACTGCACAATCTTTTGCGCCATCGTTGACGCATTAGGATCGCTGACAGGGATAACATCAACCTTGTCGTAATCAGATTTCTTGGCCGAGGGTGTTCCTTCTGCGGGTACATACTCATAGTCATCAGGCGTGTAATCACGAATGATGTCCTTGATCAAGCCCAACTCTTCTTTCATCGCAAAGTGAATGCGCGCCTGTACAGCGGACATCACTTTAAGAGTCTGCTCCAAGAGAGCCAGCGTTGTACCAACAGGTGCATTGGCAGACATATCGCTAACATTCATATCAGCCGTATTTGCAAACCGGCGACCATCTTCAATGATCTGTTGCAGCAACTGATATAAGGTCTGACTTGGCTCTTTATACGGCAGAGTCATCAAGTTATCTTTGATGCTTCCGCTTGGTACATCCACATCCCTAAACTCGCCTGGAGCAATAGGCGTGTCATCACCTTTTACTCTCAAGCCGCGGGTTTTAAATCCGCCGGGCAAATTAGAAAGCGTGCCTGCATCAACCAACTGACGCAGCAGTGAAGTGCCCGACTTGGCAAAAGCTCCAATCAAATGGATCAAGCCAAAAGCATAGAAACCAAATCCAGGTATGTACGGGTAATGGACAAAGTGCGTTCTCTTGTGGCACTTCTTATCATCTTGTTTATAGTTCCGGCGGATAGCTAAAACATTACTGCTGCTCTTATCAATCGTTACAATATAAGGCAACGCCAATCCAGTTTCTTCGCCGTCATCTTTGTGTTCAAAGCCCTTGATATCAAGGTCTACATTCATTTCAAGAATCTTGAACCGATCATCTGATGTAGCCCGAAAGCCCATCTTCTCAGCAATCTTTTTCTCCACCTCATCCAGCGCAGTCTCTGGCGTGCCTAGATCAATATCTCTCCAGAATCCTGCCACCTGCAATCTCTTAACTTCATTCTCTGTCTTACGCATAACGTGCGTAATACGCGGTGCAGATTGCAAATTACTCGCACCATAAGGCACAACCAAATCTTCCGCCGGCACAAATATAGAAGCTTCCCGTTCCAGATACGGGTCATAGTAGATCTTCTTAAAAGCATTACCAGATAATCCCAAGCCCCACAACATACGCTCATGCTCAGGCCGGTACTCTTTGTTCTTTACCGTTAGCCGGTAATTCATATCTGCTGCCACGCGCATCGACGCATCTTTAGTCTCAGGCGTTTCCTTACCAATGATCTGAGTCTTTACTGGGCCAGCCGCTGGAAACGTGGACATGATTGCATCTGACTGAAAACGCACTAGCGCCTCAGATAAGAGCGGGTGATACACACCACAAGCTCCCTCCCACGGCTCACTGCGTTCCTCAATCTTTAATCCCAATAATTCCAAACCATCTACGTAAGTCTGTAGCCAGTCTTTACGCGAGGACACATCCTCTTCAAATTCACCCAACAACTCACTAGCCAACTCTTGCAAATAGCCTTCATCCAAATGCTCGGCTAAGTTGGAATCAAACTCATCTCCGCCTATATCTTCTTTGCCAATTACAATCTCCATCCCGCCCATCTCAATACTTACAGACTCCGGGTCTTCAATCTCAATCTCAATTTCAGGCGGACCCTCATCTAGGGCTTCAATACCCAAAGGGGCTTGATATAGAGACTTGTCCATGTTAGTGGCCATTGGTGTTCCTTAATAGTATGCGTAAGATCTACGCGATCTTGGCTCGTCTTTTTCGTCGGTGTCTAACCGCAAAAACCCGCCCTGCCGAAACCGAATCAATGCTTGGGTACTTGAGTCCACCAAGTCATCATGTGATGCGTTTGGAAATGATGCCATCTGTTCAATTACTTCATATGCCCACCTCTTATCAGGTGCCCACACTTTACCCGATTTAAACAGATCAGTCACGGAATTCAACCTCACAAACTTATCGTTCCCCCGAGTAGGCGTAAATTCAGATACAGATATACCCATTCGCCTTAACTCAAAAATCAAAGGAGAGCCAGCCGCCTTAGCCTCAACAATAAAAGCATCAGGCTCCCACTCGTGATACAACTCCTGCGCCTTAGCCTTCAATTCAGGAAATTCCATCCTCTCCTGAAACGCATCCAGCAATATCACATTTACATCGTTCGGGTCTTCGTTTATATAAAACACACCCCAGGTCGTACAAGCCGAATAGTCACTCCGCTCATTCTTTGTAAAAGCCGTGTCCCAACTCTGAATTAAAAACTCACAAGCCGGCGGCTTATCTCTCTCCCATACCCTCCACCACTCCCTCTTAACAATAGCACCCTCTTCACCCGTGGGCTTTTGCTGGTACTGAGCATTCCACTTAGAAGCAGGCAACTCCTCCTTCAAAGCCTCCAACTCATCCAAACTCCAAAACTCAGGCCACAACGGTTTTCCAGACGGCAATATCGCCGGCAACTCAATCAAATCCCACTGCTCACCCTTCTCTCTCTCCAACGAATCCTTCAATACCCGGCCCGTCAAATCTCCATCCGCCCACCGAGTCATCACAATTACAATCGTCCCGCCCGGCTGTAAACGTTGCCGGGGTCCAGACGTATACCACTCATACACCTTCTGGTAAACATCCGCGTTATGTGCCGCCGCCGCAGCCTCCTGCTCACTGTGAGGATCATCAATAATCAGTAAATCCGCACCCTTACCCGTTACCGTACCCCCCACACCAATAGCAAAATATTCCCCACTCTCATTAGTAGCCCACCGGCCAGCAGCCTTACTATCCTGCCTCAAATGCACCCCAGGAAACACCTTTGCATAAGCCTCACTACCCACCAAGTTCCTAACCTTACGCCCAAACCCAACAGCCAGTTCAGCCGTGTTCGAACACTGAATTACCTTCTTCTTAGGAAACTTCCCCAAATACCAAGACGGCAACAAATAAGAAGCAAACTCACTCTTCGTATGCCGAGGCGGCATATTGATAATTACCCGCTTTGTCTTCCCACTCGCTAGATCCTCAAACTTCTTTGCCATCAAAGCATGATGCCGCCCATGCACAAACCCAGGCCACATCATCGTTACATAATCCATAAAATTACCCTGCGCCTTCTCCCTCTCCACAGCCGCCTGGTAGACCTTTATCTCATCTATCAACTTCTCATACTGAGCCGGATCTAACCCACTCAGCATCTCCTCCAAAGAATCATTCATTCAACTTTCCTAAAGTTAATGTACACAGGCCGGATCGTCCTACCCCTATTCTTCAATCTCTTCAACACCCCCAACTCCACCAACCGATCAACCAACCTGGCCGTGTTTCCAATCCCACCCTTACCCCTCATGTCCATAATATCCCTAAGCGAAGGACTACTGTGAAACCTCTTCCACCACTCATCCACAATCACAAACACCTCCCTCTGAGCCGGACTCATCTTTTCCTCCAAACATTCCTCAAAACTAATCCTCCGCCGCGGAGACATCGCCCGATTAATCAAAACCAAACTGTAAACGTTTACAGTTTTAGATTTTGTGGCCCTTAAAAGTTCCAAAATATATACCCCCCACTAGCTATTTAGGTTTTGTTAAGGGGGGTGTTTTCTGTAAGTTTCCACTCGGTGTCAGAAACCTGTAAGTTAGGGGGAGGGGGGTCTAATTCTGAAAGTGTTCGGTTGTGTGGAATAGTATGTAAGGATGGGGAGGGACTCCAAACGGAATCCGGGGCGGTGGGGGTCGGCTCAGCGTCAGCCGGCAAATCGTCAAGGGATGGCGTCAGTTCGTCTATCAAGGCGTTCGCATCGCGGGCTGTCGCATCCGTTGCTGTGCTTGTCATCAGGGCGCGTAGCTTTGCCAGTAACTCGGTCTTAGCATCGCCACTTGATTTGATCGTATGCAATTCGCGCCTCTCGGTAAAGGCCGCCACTTCTGTCACAGTGCCCAGCACCTTGGCCGCCGCCACCTTGGTAGCGTGCTTTGCGTCCGGGTCAATGACCACTTGCACAAGGGAATGGATTACAAGGTCCCTCAATTGTTGGGGCGTTCTATATTCAGCCGCCTGATTGGCCAACCTGTATGCTTCTATTTCCGCTTGGATTCGTGTATCTGTCTTAAGCTTGCTGGCATTGTCTCCGACTGTCTTAGGTTTTCCCTTGGACTTATACGCTACCCGGTAAGCCCCGGCACCTGTAGACCCGTCCGCCACTAAACGAGCAAACTGTTTTTGCTTATGGGTAAGCTCTCCGGGAACGCTTAGTATCCTATCCATTGGTATCGTATCCAATGCTTCTCTCACTTGCTTTCGATTCATAACCATAACTGCCCCGCTCCGCTATTGTTTACCCGCGCCCATTATAGGAACAAACCGGGAAACTGTCACCTATGCGACACGGCAGCGGTTTTGTGTCACCTAGGCGACACGCCTGGCAGGGTTTCCATGCGAGTATTCAACCCATGGAGTGCATCCATAGACCGGCCCGGTAAAGGGTAATCAACAGAGGAAACCCATGAACACCATCAACATCGAAGCCAGCGAAATAGACGCATTGATTGATTCAATCGAATTTTCTTTAGTGTGCGATAAATACGGCACTTGGCACATTGTCGATTTAGAGGGAGAGGTTTGTTTTTCATCTTGCACCGAAAGTGAGGCCATTTTGGAAATTGAAACCAATTACATTACACCAGAGCAAATGGAAGCGGTTCGAATTCAACAT